ATAGATTTGCAACTCAAAGCCCTAACGCACCGAAGATGCACCAACAATTAAGAGAGATTTACACAGAACATTTCAGCGACGATCTTATCAACAAGTTCAAGGATGAGGTTGAAGCAAAGCGAGGATGTACACTGGAAGACAGCCCTGAACTTGGCACACTAGATGTGTCGGCACTAAACGACTGCCAGTATATATTCTCATAATAAATAAAACACAGAAAAACAATGGCGATACCATCGAGAAAGAAAGAAGAAGCAATAACGACAGCTGTAGGCACTGCTCAGTACCCTTGGGTTAACACTCCGAGTACAAAGTTTGTACCTGAAGGAGAGTATAGCTGTGGTATAATACTAACGAAACAAGAAGGTGAATCTATTTTTAAAAAGGTAGAAGCTATTCTTGAAAACAAACAAAAGGAACAAGCAGAAGAATCAGGTAAAGATTTGAAAGATGTAAAGACATATCAGTTACCTATTCAATTAGAGGGAGATACTTATGTATTAAAATCTAAGTTGAAACCAGTGAATGGTAAGAGTAAGGATGGCAGTGAGTACACTAGGTCATTAGGTCTGTTTGATTCCAAAGGTAATCCTTGGGATAGAGAAGTGATTATTAGAGGTGGATCAAAGGTACGCTTAAACATTCGCCCTAAAGCTTGGTTCTCTCCTTCGCTAGGAGCAGGTGTATCATTAGAGTTACTAGCTGTACAAGTAATCGAGTTGGCAGATGGAGCACTATCCAGTCAAGCAGCAGAATCCTTTGGGTTTACTGAGGTTGAAGGAGGATATGTGAACGGAGGTGAAACCCTGGACCAAGCCCTCGATGCCGAAGAAGAAGAAGACGTTATCAAAGCAGACTTTTAGGTCTGGATTTGAAGAGAGAATTGCTTCACAACTAAAACGCTGTGGCATTGACTACACATACGAATCGTTAGTCATTGAATATAAGCGACTTAGTACTTACACTCCTGACTTCATCCTCCCCAACGGAATCATTATTGAAACCAAGGGGAGGTGGGTCACGGAGGATAGGTCCAAGCATTTGTTAATCAAGGAACAACATCCTGACTTAGACATTAGGTTGTTATTTCAAAACGCACACAACAAGATACGCAAGGGAAGTAAGACTACCTATGCAATGTGGTGTGAAAAGAAAGGAATATTATATGCACATAAACAAGTACCAAAATCATGGCTTTCACTAGAACGCATCAGCAGTGTGCAAAGTGTGGATCGAGTGACGCTCTTGCAGTCAACGACGACGGAAGCACAAAATGTTTCAGCTGTGATTCATACAGTCGAGGTGACAAAGGAGGAAGGTCAGTGACTGATAACGATACATCTTTTGTCCAAGGCAAAGCAGTCGAGTTAAGAAGAAGAAACATTAACAAGGACACTTGTCAGAGGTGGGGTTATCATTTAGGAGAAGTGAATGGTGAAGCAGTGCACATCGCTAACTATAAGAGTAGGAACGGAGCACTTGTCGCACAGAAACTACGCTTTCCTAACAAAACTTTTTCTATCAAAGGAGAGCTGTATGGCTTATACGGACAGCACCTTTGGAGTAGTGGTGGAAGAAGAGTAGTAGTATGTGAAGGAGAGATTGATGCGTTAAGTGTCAGTCAAGCTTTCGGAAACAAGTGGGCTGTGGTTAGTGTACCTAACGGAGCAGGTGGAGCAAAGAAGTATGTCAGTCAAGCGATTGATTGGTTGGAAAGCTTTGAGAAAGTAATCTTCTGCTTTGATAACGATGATCCAGGAAGAGATGGAGCTGCGAAATGTGCAGCCCTACTGACTCCTGGAAAAGCACACATAGCAGAGCTACCACTGAAGGATGCCAATGATATGTTAGTGGCAAAGCGTAGCGAGGAGTTAGTCAATTGCTTATGGCAAGCGAGAGAGTATAGACCTGATGGGATAGTGGGAGGAGAAGATATATGGGAGGCTGTAATAAAGGAGGATACTTCTGAGTCACAACCTTATCCGTATGCTTCTTTGAATGATATGACACACGGTATAAGACGAGGAGAATTGGTAACGCTATGTGCTGGGTCAGGGATAGGTAAGTCTCTGTTCTGTCGTGAAGTTTGTCACCACCTCTTAGGATTAGGAGAAACCGTAGGTTATATCGCATTGGAAGAATCAGTAAGAAGGACCGCACTTGGTATCATGGGCATTCATCTTAACAAACCACTACACCTTGAGAATGATCTGAAGGAGGAGGAGTTACGCAAAGCATTCGATGAGACTATGGGTAACAAGAACTTCTATACCTATGATCACTTCGGAAGTACGGAGAGTGATAACTTGTTAAGTAAGATACGCTACCTGTGCAAAGGACTAGGATGTAAGTGGATATTCCTTGACCATCTATCTATTGTGGTTAGTGGTATTCAAGGAGATGATGAACGACGGTTAATTGATAACACGATGACACAACTACGAAGCTTAGTAGAAGAGACTGGATGTGGAATGGTGTTAGTATCTCACCTTAGAAGACCACCGAATGGAGGAGGGCATGAGGAGGGAGGAGTCACTAGACTTGCAGACCTAAGAGGTAGTCATTCAATACCACAACTAAGTGACATGGTCATAGGACTAGAGAGAAACCAACAAAAAGAAAACAACAACGAAACAAAAGTAAGAGTCTTAAAGAATAGATTCTCAGGTGAGACTGGGCTTGCGTCTACATTATTTTACAATGCAGATAGTGGTAGGTACACAGAGAGTGAGGATGTATTCAAAGACAAAACAACCAACGGTAAAGATCCGTTTTAATAATATGAAAATAAAATTAGGAAATGAAATATTCCCAACCAAAGTAAGTATCATAGGTTATCTTTCTAAACACTTACAAAACGCTGAGTTAGGAGATACTATTAAAGAGGGAGAAGAATTATATTGGGTTCTAAAAGATTTATTATATAAGCACCCTAACAGCGATAAGAAAATAGGAGTAGGACTAAGGAACTTTTTTGTAGGCGAACCTCCAGTTTATCCTGGTCGTTGTTTTTATATCAGACGCACTGACGGAAGCGTTGAAGATTTCTCTACTAAAAAACCTATAAATCAATTATGAAAATACTATTCTTTGATATAGAAACCAATAAGATAAACGATTGGGAGACACTGTCTGATCTACATACTTGTCATTGCTTATCTATCTACGATCCAATAGCAGGTAAGATGATTACCTTTAGTGGAGAGGGGATAAAGGAAGGAACAAGGATGTTAGCAAAAGCTGATAAGATAATCGGACATGGCGTAATAGGCTTTGACCTACCTGCGTTAGCTAAGTTATATAACTTCCATCCACCCTTGGTCCGAGTACAAGACTCGCTCGTTATGAGTAGATGTATACACCCTGACCTAAGAGAGGATGACTTCAAGCGTAAGGACTTTGACCCTGCAATGGTAGGTAGTCACAGTTTAAAATCTTGGGGACACAGGATGGGCAAGATGTTAAAGCTTACTTACGGTGAGAACGAGGATGCTTGGGACAGTTACAACGAAGAGATGAAGAAGTACTGTGAACGAGATGTGCTAGTAACTAAGACCTTGTATGAATACTTAATCAAGTTAGAACCCAGCAAGAAGATGTTAGCTATTGAACATTGGTTCGCTTACATCATCAGGTTACAAGAGAGCCAAGGCTTTGCTTTTGATATAGATAAAGCTGAACAACTAGAGCAGAAGTTAAACGGTATCCGAGCAAAGTTACAAGATGAGTTGCAAGCAATGTTTGAACCTACCGTTAAGAAGATGAAGACTCCGAAGGGATACTCATTAACTATCGAACACAAGGATGGAGTGGAGGTTATCAATGCACCTACTAAAGCAGCACTTAAAAAGATACTGAAGAATAGAGGCATGGTGCAGAACTTAGTTAACAAAGCTGAAGCACTTGATGTAAAGGAAGAGATCATACCTTTTAATCCTGGCAGTCGTAAGCAAATCAAAGAAAGACTAGAAGAACTAGGGTTTGAAATACCGTTATCGAATGACGGTAAGACTGTGAAGATCGATGAGTCTACACTTAAATCAATAGACCATCCATCTGCCAAGCTTTTGCTCGATTATCTGTTAGTCGTAAAAAGACTTGGGCAATTAGCTGAAGGCAAGAATGGATGGCTAAGATTAGTTAAGGATGGCAGAATCCACGGACGTGTCAACACTAACGGAGCAGTGACAGGAAGGTGTACTCATAGTCTACCTAACCTCGCACAAGTACCAGCTACTAGAGCAGAGTACGGTGAGGAGTGTCGTTCTT